ATGGCTCAGGCATTTATAAACAATAATATACTTACATGGGCGAGATGCCGAGCATCTCTCTCTGTGGATTATATTGCTGAAAAATTCAAAAAGCCTGTCGATGCAATAATTGCTTGGGAAGAAGGTAAGGAACCAATTACTTTTGCCCAAGCTCAAAGGTATGCAAATATAACAAAAATACCATTTGGCTATTTATACCTAAATACACCTCCAGAGGAAAAACTACCTATTCCAGATAGAAGAACGGTAGGTAGCCGGAATAATGAGATAAGCGTAGCACTAAAAGACACTATTAGTGATGTGTTAATTAAACAAGACTGGTACAAAGACTACGCCTTGTCCAACGGCCTTCCTGAAGTAGAGTTGGTAGGAAAGCTTCCTCCTAATAGTAACCCCAAACAAATTGTAGCTACAATTAAAGAGCATATTGATATTCAAATTCCACCAACAAAAGGTAAGTGGAAGGATTTTTTCTCTGCATTAGTAAAAAAGATAGAATCTCAAGGGATCCTTGTGATGAGAAGCGGTGTTGTAAAAAACAATAATACAAGACCGATTAGCGTTGATGATTTTAGAGGGTTCTGTATAGCAGATAAGATAGCCCCTGTTATCTTCATTAACACTAATGATGCAAAGGCAGCTCAAATATTTACGCTGATTCATGAACTTGCTCATCTGGTTTTAGGTCAATCCGCTATATCCGATCTATCTATAAACTCCAGAGAGAAAGAGGAAATGATTTGTAATGCAGCTGCGGCAGAGTATTTAACTCCTGAAGTAATATTCTTAAAAAAATGGAACGAATCCTTATCTATTGAAGAGAACATTGATGATCTAAGAAGCATTTTCAGAGTAAGTAGTTGGGTGATAGTGCGACGAGCCTTAGACTTAAAACTAATATCCAAACATGAATATAGTCGGTACGTAAGTTTAATAAATGAGAAAAGCACCTCTAGTGGCGGTGATTATAATCGAAACCAGAAAGTTAGAAGTAGTGAGAGGCTAACTGTTGCTGTTGTGACTCAAGCATTGGAAGGAAAAATGCTTTTAAGAGAAGCTCAGAGCTTAACAGGAATACAACCTAATAAACTGTATGAATTTGCTCAGAAGGAGTTTGGGCTTTGAGCTATCTAATTGATGCAAACATATTTATTCAAGCGCAACAAGATTATTACTGCTTTGACTTATGCCCTGGATTTTGGGAGTTTATGGGGTCTAAATTCATGGACGGACAATTAATAAGCATTCGAAATGTCTTTGATGAATTACAAAAGCAGGACGATGAAATATGTACTTGGTCAAAAGGTATAATGCATTGTTTTCAAAGTGTTGATGATCAAGAAACTCAAATGAACTTTAGAGCTATAGCTAATTATGTTCAACAAGAATATGCCCCAAGACATAAAAATAGCCTACCACACATTCAAAAATTCTTATCAGTAGCAGACCCATGGATTATCGCTAAGGCAAAAACAACAAATGCCACCGTAGTTACTCACGAGGTTAGAGATAAAAACAATGGATGCAAACCTAAAATACCTGACATATGCGACTATTTTAATGTGAAAACTATCCGGACAAATGAGCTTTTAAGAGATTTTCAGGTTCAGTTTATTCTTTCACAACAGTAATTCCGTACCAGCCCTCTCCGCGAGGGCTTTTTTGTACCCTCTCCCCTCCAAAGAAGTGATCTCCATTCCAATCTGAGATTTATTTGAAAATAAATTACCAACAAAAACAACCAAATAAAACCAAACTAATATAAAAACACAACTACAAACAACTTTGGTTGTTGACAATAAAACAACTATAGTTTTAAATATAACTCATCAAAGGCAAGCAACATGAAATACAGCCTAATGTTCTTTAATAATTTGGAAAGTCGGAACAGCATACCTACCCTGTTTAGACCCTTACGCAAAAATGCGACGTATCACTAGGCACGATCTGGTTAGTGAGAATGTTACTACTGCACGAGAGTGATTACAGATAGGAATAGGCAACACTGGCAGATGTTAGGTATGTAAGCGCAAGAATACTAATTATAGGTCATTCAATGAGTGACCTATGGTGAGTAAACAGGAGGGCAACATGAAATCCAACATGAACTCTAAACAACGATGGAATTTGAGACGACGTGAAGCATGGATCGCCGAGCGTAGAAATAAGCCATATAAGGCATACAGCGGCACGGACTGCCCGATAGCTAACTTGATTCTAATGCTCAAATCAGCACCAGATACACGCAAAACATTAAAACTGAAAAAACAGCCGAGCAGTGAGTTCGGGGTTACGGCGAGGGGGTGAGTATGCAACACGTACCAGATAATGAAGTAGAAATAATAACTAACTTAATTGACTCAATACTAGCTCACGAAGATTTGGCTATTTGTGTTCGTGACGAGGAAGATGTCGCAATGCAAACAACTAGGAATAGAAAAGACATACTATCAGTAATTGGAGATACAGAAGCGACCATATTAAAAATAAAAAAACGGTTAGTGTTATCAAAAGAAACTTCAAAATTTAAACTTAGCGAAATTGAAAACTATGGATTTATAACATTGATCCACGGTAATGGCGAAGATGTTATAAGTGATTACAGTGAAAATTTAAAAGGCATGTTCGGACTATAAATTCACAGTTAACTAATTACAGTCCATTCTGTGGGCTGTGGTGAGATAACTTTTTTAGACCAACAAATCAAAGGCGATAAATCGGTCTCGCCATATTTACTAAGCACCGTTTGAATCGGAGGATTTATGTAAGTGTTCAAATCTAAACTGAGAGAAAATAAATATTAAGCCAGGATCCTATTCATGACTTGAATAGCGTTAGCCCATGACGATATATGGGCAACTAACCAGAGCTTATTACTTAGCGGGCTGTGGTGAGTTGATTAATAGATAGGAGATAGAGATGGAAATATGGTTTAAGGAATTTGAGTCACACGGGCGTCAGATTTTAGTTAAGAAAGTCCATGAAATAGATGAGCAAAAAGTCGGAGTGCAGTATTGCTGGCCTGAGAAAATTTTCGATGTCGACTTTGGATTATGGATAGATTACGACGACGATGACGAGGAAAGCTTTGATAAAGCGGAAGAAGCACGCAACAAGCTATTCGACACCATCGATCAGGAAGCAGTAGATACCGCCGTGAGTAATTTAATTCAAAAACTCAAGCTTGATGATTAGCATCGTGTTTAGCTAATAACGGAGGGAGTATGACAATAGATGATTTCCACAGTGGAAAGCTACCCATGCCGAAGTTATTTAGAGTTGTTAGTGTTGAGCTTGGCGTATTACGTAGCTGTCTTGGTAGTGGCTATGGCGTCATATTTGATTGCGACGAAACTGTAATAAGAAAAGTTCGCAGAGTTAAATCAAAAATAGGCTGGCATTGGCAATTGGTCAGAGAGCATAAAGACCAAGAGATATGGGATTACTACATAGAGTCAGACAGGGAAGACCTTAACAATATCAATTATGAATATGGACTGATGAAATAGCTTGGGAGGGAGTGTGACAGATAAACTTTACACCTACGGAAATGTGCCACATAAGCAGTTTCCTAGTCATCGAGATGAATTGCGAGACAAGTTCGCCATGGCTGCTATGAATGGAATCCTCGTAAATACAGAGAGAAATCAATTTTCATTCAGTGAGACAGGTGAAATTGCAAGTAAGGCCTATGAGTTGGCAGATGCAATGTTAAAGGCTAGGGGGTGATATGGAATTTGAAGGCAGTAAAACACCATGGCGCATTGGTTCACATCCATTTGAATACCGAAACAGACATACTATTCGGAGTGACGATAACGTCGTTATAGCTCACGTATTGCAGCCTAGCGATGGGAAGCAGGCGGCGATGGCTGATGCTGACACACTATTAATCGCAGCAGCACCAGAGTTATTGAGTGAGCTAATTCGACTACGAAACATAGTTGCAAGCTACAAACAGGACAGTGGCGACAATTTAGATATCACTGACGCTGTAATCGCAAAAGCCCTAGGTCAGCAGTAACCCGCCGCACCAACACCAGATAACCACCCTATCACTATCGCAAGATTGGCGCAGATTTCGCACATCCAGAGGTAAGCATGAATATTGATAAACATAAACTTTGCATAGCTCAACAGCAAGCATGGCGCGCTCTTTATCTCAAGGATGAGGATAGATGGTGCGAAGCAAACGAAACATTAAAAACAGCATACGGAGTACAACATGAACGCAAAACAGAAACACGTAAAACATCAGATATTCGCACTATTGCGAGAGTCTGAAATGACAAATGAGCAAATCGACGACTTAGTTTTTCAATGGAAAATGAAAGTATCGATGGAGCGTACAAACCTCATTCAGCATGAAATCAGCACACGCAAGGAGCGCGCGTTTATCTAAGGAGGCTCTATGTTAACGAATGCATACGGACTCAGAAACGACTGGCACGAACGCCAAATGGAACGAGAAGCGTTTGTTAATTCTCAGGAAGAGAAAATATCAGTTGATGAGGTTATGGATAGCCTGCCAGAAGAACTGCTGTGTATGGATTTAGCAAGGAAGTTAAATCCGGTATTTGAAATTAGCCCTCAGGCGTTGGATGCAGTTTTAGATGGAATTAGAGCAGCAATACAGATCGGGATAGATAAGGAGGTGTTGTGAGTACGTCAATTATTGAGTTTGTGCAACAACAAGAGACTTTGTTTTGTAACGCACTAACAGATCAAACAATCACATGGGCTAAGGAGAGCCAGTTCGCAATCCAAGCGTTTCAACGGAATGACAGTCTAGCAAAAGTGGCAATGGAAAATCCTGCCAGTGCCCAGAATGCAATTATTAATGTTGCAGCTATTGGAATTACATTAAATCCGGCAAGTAAGTTGGCGTACTTAGTTCCTCGTAATGGATTCGTATGTCTTGATATTAGCTATATGGGTCTCATGCACCTAGCTCAAGCCACTCAAGCTATCGAATGGGGTCAATGTAAATTAGTACATGAGAATGACGTTTATGAATCTAATGGTCTAGACACCCCACCAACCCACAAATATAACGCATTCAGTGATAGAGGTAGTGTTATTGGTGGTTATTGCACTGTAAAAACAGCAAGTGGCGACTATCTCACGGAAGAGATGAGATTGGATGAGATAAAGGCTGTTGAGGCTACGAGCAAATCAAGAAATGGCCCATGGAAAACATGGTGGGATGAGATGGCTCGTAAAACAATTGTGAAAAGAGCGAGCAAGTACTGGCCTCGTCGTGAAAGATTAGATCAAGCCATTGATTATGTGAATACCGAGGCAGGTGAAGGAAATTATTTTGATGTTCCTGAAAGTAAAGCAAAGGACATAACGCCAGCAAGCGAGGATCAACTAAAAGCTATCACGGATTTGATGCTTAAAGTTAATGGCGAGTGGAGTGACGCATTTTTCGCATTCATTAGTAAAAAATTCAACCATCAGATATCCCATCCAGAGCAATTAACCGCATTTGAAGCCAATACCATTATCGACATGCTAAGGAAAAAGGCAGAAGGAAAATGATTAGTAATGACATCATTCTAAGCAAAACAGGCATCGATTTAACCAAAGTAGAGCAAGGAAGCGAAGAATGGATGTCTATCAGGCTTGGCGTAGTAACTGCCTCTGAGGCATGGAAAGTTATCTCTAAGCCAAGATCAGGCACTAAATGGTCAGACACAAAGAAAACATATTTAAACACCCTTATTGGTGAAGTCTGTACAGGAGTTTACAAGGAAGTATCAGCAAGGACGCTGGAATGGGGTAAAAACTACGAATTAGAAGCAAGGATGACATTCGAGTTTTACACCGGATTAACGGCAAAGGAAGTGCCAATAATATTCAAAGATGAGCAACTACGGATAGCTTGCTCACCAGACGGCATTTGCAGTGATGGCTCTGGATTAGAGCTTAAATGTCCTAATAACACGGACGTATTTATAGACTTAGCATTGAATGGAATCGATGCAATGAAAAAGGAATATGTGGCTCAAGTTCAATATTCCATGTGGGTTACAGGTAAGGATATCTGGCACTTTGCAAATTTTGACCCACGCATGCCGGCAGGGAAAGAAATCGCATATTTCCCTGTTGAGCGTGACGAAAAAATGATGAAAGAATTCGACGAGTTAGTGCCTGAGTTCATCGAAGTAATGGATCAGGGATTAAACAAGTTAGGCATTCAATTTGGCAATCAATGGAGTGTGTATGGCAATTAACACAATAACGGCAAGTGGGAATTTAGGTAAAGATTGCGAACAACGATGGACGCCAAATGGTAAAGCGGTTGCATCTTTTAGTTTGCCAGTGAAACAAGGTTACGGAGAACACGAAAAAGTATCCTGGGTTATCTGTAAGATGTTTGGCCCTAAAGCTGAAAAGTTACCTACGCACCTAACCAAAGGAACAAAGGTTACAGTAACTGGTGAGTTCGTTATGGAAGAATGGACAAGCCAGAACGGTGAGAAAAAATCAGCACCAGTAATTATCGTTAACCAATTGGATTTTGGCGGTAACAGTGGTAATCAGGCAGGAAGCCAAAAGCCACAGCAATCAGCACATCAACCGCAAGCACCACAAAACGAACCCCCTCAAGACTGGGATGATCAAATACCCTTCTAACCCCTACCCGCTTAACCAAAGGATATAGCCATGCCTGTAACTACTGAGGTGGTAAAAGTCTATTACTCGCCAACTAGGAATAGGCGATATTTCAGCAAGGAAGCCGCAATTAAAGCCGAAGCCAAGGCGAGAATATTCAAGAAGTATCCATCTGAGCCTTATGAATCCGATACTGGATATGCTGGCTACAACATTTGGGATGATAGACCTGAATTCTATCAGCGCGCATTACGTTTTCTTTCTTACCTAATAAAGAAAAATATTAACTAACCAAAGGATATAACCATGAAAAGTTTACACGGTCGTTGCATTCAAAGATGGAAGCAACGATTCAAGAGTGTTTGTGATTCTAAGGTTTCACCTTATTTCAGAAAACGCGACTTAAAGGGATTTTGTCGTGAATATGGCGTGATTACTGCTGACATGATGATCCTAAACATGGCAGAGGGTAATGCTCACGTTGATTTTGATGGTAAACGCCATGGATGGTCGCCTGAATTTTCAATGTTCTTTGATGAGAACCGAGAGAAGTACATTACCGAAGCATGCTTGTTTCTCAACGAAGAAGCCACTAACGACGAAATAGACGACTTAATCGAAGAAGAAATCTCTAATTGGAATTAGGGCTCAGTGCAAGGATGCAAACAGGAGATAGATATATGGCTAATAAATTTAATTGCCCTAAATGCGGATCAGCGGTTAACGCATGGGCTGATTTAGATACAACGCTAACATTTCAAATCAATAAAAACGGAAAATTAGTCAAACGCGTAATTAAAAATGCAAATCAAACAGACGGACGATGTGGTGTTGAATGTACTGAATGCGATTGGACTCTCTACGGTGATAGTGATTATTCAGAATATCCCCATTTTGAAGAGTTGGCATTACAGGCTCTTGCTCATGAAGAGGAAATAGAAACCTTAAGTGTGAAATCAAAATATAGTGACTAACTCGCAGGGATGCAATGAAGAGGAATGAATAATGGATAGTTTTACACACCATAATCAAATTATGAAATTTACATTGCCAGAACCAGATCCTAGGAATGTTTGCAACTTTTGCGGTGGAGGCGGTAGTAAGGACAATTTAATCCAAGGTAAAGCAGCATATATTTGCTTCGACTGCTCAGATTTAGCGAAGGAAATTGCAGATGAAAAGCGTAAGGAAATTAAAGAAAAGGAAATTAATCAAATTGCTAACACCCTATCCACTACTAGTGACGGTAATTTTGATGTAGATATGGTTCAAGCTCTAGTTTACGCAAATCGCTTATATAAAGCTGGATATAGAAAGGTGGAGTGATGAACTTACGAAAACATGTATTTTATATGACTCCCAATACTGCCCCATACATCAATGATTATCACTTCTCATTATTTATAGTTGGTAATCATGAAAGGCTTCCAGCGGAAATAAAATATCCAGCTAGACCGACAAAGCGACAAGTACGGAAAGTAACTAAATTTGTAATGAACCACATTAAAAGGTGGAGTGATGGATAAATTAGCCGATGCTCGTGCTGTATTCGAGAAACTATATAAAGAACAAGCCGTATTTATTGAAAATACTCATGGATATGATAGCCAGAAATTCGCTTTATGGGCTGGGTTTCAATTGGGATGGCAAGCATCACGCGAGAGCTTGGAGGTTGAATTACCAGACCCATTTATTGCAAATGAAAATTGCGAAACTTGGTGTTATGACGAAGATTTAGTTAATCAGGCATTAATCAGCAATGGAGTGAAAATAAAAAATGAATAAAAACGAAATTAGAGTTTTAACTTCTTATGTTAAAGGTATGATTGCAGATAATAAAGAGCCAGAAAAGAAAGTTATTATTGCATTGTGCGACGAACTGGAACGAATTAATAACTTACAGCCTGTGGCATTTATCACGCAAGAAGCTGCAAATAGAATGAATGACGGCATTGTATCAAACGTTTATGTAACCAAAGATAAATCACCAGCATTCAACACACCTATATTCATTCAAAAGTAAATAACCATGCAAATAATCGGATATGTATTACTCATGCTAATACAGGATTCTGCTGTACCTGTTACGGAAGATTTATACACGCAATCGGAATGCAATAAACGTGCTGAATATTTAATGTCAGTTAAGAATATTGAAGTTATTTGTGGCGAGGTGATTCGTGGAAAGTGAATTAATTCAAGTTCCAAGGGATTTGCTAGAGGAATTAGCATCCGAATATCAAGCTAAAATATCTTGGTTTATGGAAGCGTATAAGGGTCATTACGACGTAGTGGGTTCTCGATATAACAGAGATTACAACGATTACGTTGATAGCTTTAATGCAGCTGCTGATTTATTAGGTTGGGATAAGATGGAGAAAATAGAATGAAAGATAAGTATTATGCTGGATTAGAAAATTACAAAGATTGCATTGAAATTGAACCTACAACAAAGGATTGTTTTATTTTAAATACTCCATCTTGGAATATGGACGTTACAAAACAAGACTTAATTGATATCAGAAATACTATTAATGAAATATTAGAGACTGATAATGAATAAATACACCGAACTATCTGACTTCGAGATTAATAAAAAGATTGCTGAAATTCTTAAATTAAACACAATCGCATACGAACGCACTGAAATAGTTTTGTTTGATGATATGGATGCTACACCTTTCAACTCCTGTAATAACCCATCAGATGCAATGCCTATTATTATTGAAAATAATATTTCATTACGTGCGCCAACTATAACTGATAGATGGAAAGCGGAATTTATAGACGAGTATGGCAACTATGTTGGATATCGTAGAGCTATGAATAAAAACCCACTACGCGCAGCAATGGAATTATTTCTATTAATGAAGGATGCGGAGAATAATCAATGAAACAAGTTCAAGCAATGACGACGCTAGTATTAATTGATGGCGTTACTTATCAAATAGTATTACCAAAGAAATATGCTTCTCTTCAGGCTAAGCAAGTATTGATGTTTGCTCAAGAGTTTGGCGGTGGAATTATTCCTTGTACGTTTACTCACATAAAGCCAATGGAAGCAGATGGATTGCCATTTAATATAAGTGATAGCAAGGATGAAGGCTGATTACGGAGGTAGCCATACACCAAAGGAATTGCGTGATAGATGGCAAACTCCCCTACCTTTATTTACAGCATTGGACGCTGAATTTGGTTTCTATTTAGATGCCGCTGCCGATAAAAATAATGCTCTCTGTTCTCATTACCTCACCGAAAAAGACGACTCGTTAAATTGCGACTGGGAAAGTTACGGGGCGATATTCTTAAATCCCCCATATAGTGAAATTCAGCCTTGGGTTAATAAAGCCGCCGAGCAATGTAAAAAACAATTACAACCTGTCGTGATGTTAATTCCTGCTGATACTTCTGTTGGTTGGTTTAATTCTGCATTAGAAACAGTTGATGAAGTTAGATTAATTACGGGAGGTCGAATATCTTTTATTAATGCAGAAACAAAAAAGCCAGTTAGCGGAAATAATAAAGGTTCTATGTTTTTAATATGGCGACCTTATATAACTCCTCGAAGAATAATCAATACTGTAAATAGAAATTATTTATTAAATATCGGCAATAAAATATTAAATGAATGGAAAATAGCATAGGTGAATTATGACATTTACTGAATTTTCAGGGCTAATAGCTCTTTGCATACTAATTTACTTGATTGAAACAGGACAGGCGTAATTATGGACATTATCGACTCAGCAAATGAAACAAACGAATTATATATTCAAGTGTCATTATCAAATCGCAAGGCAGCAATCAAGTCATATAACGGCATGTGTATCTGGTGTCACAAAGAACCGGTAGCACCTAATAGCGCATACTGCAGTAAAGATTGCGGTGATGACCATGAACAGTATAAAAGGAAGAATGGATAGGAGGATAAAATGGAATATAAAATATTAAGAATGGATCAGGTTTTAGATAGAACAGGATATAGCAAATCTTGGACTTATAAATTAATTGGCAAAGGAGAGTTCCCGAAGCAGGTTAAAATAGGTTCTCGTGCAGTTGGTTTTATTGAAAGTGAGATAGACGAATGGATAGAGCAACGAATTAATAATTCTCGTTGCCCTGAAAACACCCTCAATTGAATTTTATTTCTTTTTACTTCTCAGCTCATCTATATAATCAGCATACCACTGCATCATCTCTCTTCTCCCCTCCAAATACAGCGCATGGTTATAAGTACCACGGATAGAGTTTTTATCAACATGAGCAAGTTGTAACTCTATCCACGCTGTATTAAATCCTTTCTCATGCAATATTGTGCTCATGGTGTGTCTAAAACCGTGACCAGTAGCTCTGCCTCTATAACCCATTCTTCCAATCATTGTATTTATTGCCATTTCGGACAGATGTTTTTTATGGTTAGTTCGGCTAGGAAAAATATACTGGTAATCGCCACTTATTGGCTGTATTTGACGCAGTAAAGAAATCACCTGATCTGACATTGGTACAACATGAACCCTCCCCATCTTCATTATTTTTTCTGGTAGTTTCCATGTTCTACTTTCAAAGTCGATAAATGACCATTCTGATTTTCGTAACTCTCCTGGTCTTAAACCGGTAAGCATTAATATATTTAAAGCAGTTCTTACGATCTGACTTCCTTGATACTTGTCTACTGAAGATAAAAACTCAGGCAATTCATCAGCCAATAAATATGGATAATTTTCTCGTTGGTGTGGAATAAAAGCACTAGCTAAATCTGGAGCAGGATTATACTCAGCTCGCCCAGTGATGATGGCGTATTTCCAAACCTCGCCACAGCGTTGTCTCACCTTCTTTAATTTCTCGGTAACACCACGTTTTTCCATTATTGAAAGCACTTCAAGTAATTCGAGAGGTTTAATCTCTGCTATTGGGCGATCTCCAATATATGGGAAAACATCATTTTCAAATGCTTCCATCATGTCGTCGCGATAACCTTCAGACCATCGGTCTTTTCTTCCATTAAACCACTCTAAAGTTATCTTTTTGAATGTATTCTCAGATTGCCCACTAACCTTATTTCTTTCTTCTTTTCTAGCCTCTGATGGGTCAATTCCATTTGCAACTAGCTTTCTAGCATTATCCCTTTTTTCTCTAGCTTCATTTAATGTAATAACCGGATAGATACCAAGTGATATCATCTTGGATTTACCATTGAATTGATACCTGAATCTCCAGCCTTTTGATCCGTTAGGTTCAACTATTAAAGACAATCCATTGCCATCACCTAGTGAGTAAACCTTTTCACGTGGTTTGGCTTTTTTAATCGCCAT